TCACAGGAACTCTTGATGGAACTCAAACACATAAGTGGGTACTAGAAGGATTATTTGGTCCATCTTATAAAATTATTAAAACAGACGAGCTCATGAAGAAAGGTCATGTTGCTACGTTGGATATTAATGTGCTTCTATTGAAACACCCACCGAATAAATTTGAAAACTTTGAAGAAGAAGTTCAATATATTATTGGACATAACCGTAGAAATAATTTTATTAAAAATTTAGCACTTGATCTTAAAGGGAATACACTGATTCTATATGCAAGAGTAGAAGGACATGGTGAACCGTTATATAATTTAATAAATAATAGTAACATTATTGAAGATCGCCAAGTATTTTTTGTACATGGTGGTATTGATACTGAAAGTAGAGAACAAGTGCGTGAAATCACTGAACGTGAAAATAACGCTATAATCATTGCATCATATGGAACTTTCTCCACAGGAATTAATATTAAAAACCTTCATAACGTCATTTTTGCTTCTCCGTCTAAGTCTAGAATTAGAAACCTCCAGTCAATCGGAAGAGTCCTAAGAAAAGGAGACAATAAAACTAAAGCAACTTTATATGACATTGCCGATGATATTAGTTATAAATCTCGAAAGAATTATACATTAAATCATTTAATCGAGAGAATTAAAGTTTACAATGAAGAAAATTTCAACTATGACATAGTAAACATACCACTAAAGAGCTAATGGGAGAAGAATTTCACGCAATAATAAAACTAGTTTCTGGAGAAGAAATATTAACATCTGTGTGTATAGATGAAGGTAATGATGAGCCTATTGTTATTATCCATAATCCTGTTGTTATGAAAATGATTAATTCTACTCACGGTTCTTTTATTAAAGTAAAACCTTGGATAGAATTAGCTAGTGATGATATGTTTATTTTACGTAATGATAAAATTATTACTATGACAGAAGTAACTGATGAAAGAACTCTTGCTGTATATCAAAAGTTTTTAATAGATGAAAAAGATGATACTATAGATTTTCAACAAAATATTAACGGACAAGTACAACCTTCAGGAGATATGGGATATATTTCTAGTGTTCAACAAGCTAGAGAATTATTTGAAAGATTATATAATACTAAAAAAGAAAGCTAATAAATCCCCTTCAACCCTTACAAAGGTATTCTACTGAGATTTATCTATCTTGTCAAGGTTTGAAAGTATGCTATAATATAATATATGTTAATACGGGAACAGCAATGCTATGCCTAAAAAGAAATCAGAACACTACGTTAATAATAAACAACTGCTAGAAGCATTAATTGTTTATAGGGAAGGAGTAGCACATGCAAAAGAGAATGACCTACCAAAACCACGTATAACAAATTATCTTGGAGAGTGTTTCCTAAAGATTGCTACACACCTATCATATAAGCCAAACTTTGTGAATTATATGTTTAGAGATGATATGATCTCTGATGGTATTGAAAATTGCGTACAGTACATACATAACTTCGATCCAGAGAAGTCTAGAAACCCTTTTGCATACTTTACTCAAATTATTCATTATGCCTTCCTTAGAAGGATACAGAAGGAAAAGAAACAATTGGATATTAAAACTAAAATAATTGAAAGAACAGGATTTGATGAAGTTATGAATGTTGATGATGGAGCACTTACTGGCAGTAGTTCTGAATACAATACTATTAAAGATAATATTCAATATAAGACTTCCAATAGATGAAAGTAGCAATCATAACCGATACTCATTATGGTGCAAGGAAAGGTTCCAAGCACATACATGATTATTTTGAACTGTTCTATAAAAATGTTTTCTTTCCGTCTTTAGAGGAGCATGGTATAGACACTATCATTCATATGGGTGATATATTTGATAGTCGCAAGTCCATTGATTTACAAAGCCTTGAATGGTCTAAGAGAGTCATCTTTGAACCACTAAAAAAATATAAGGTACATGCTATTGTAGGTAATCATGATTGTTATTATAAAAATACTAACTTTGTAAATTCTCCAGAGTTATTATTACAAGACTATCCAAATATAAAATTATATTCTAAAGCAACTGAAATTAAAGTTGATAAGTTGAAGGTATTAATGCTTCCTTGGATTTGTAGTGAGAACTATCAAGAGACAATGGATAAGATTGGTAAGTCAAAATCCAAAGTTGCAATGGGTCATTTAGAACTTAATGGATTTGTTGCAACTCGTGGCCATAAGATGGAAAATGGTATGGATATTAATGTCTTTGATAAATTTGAAAAAGTATTTTCTGGACATTTTCATACTCGTTCTAATAACGGTAAAATATTCTATCTAGGAAATCCATATGAGATGTTCTGGAATGATGTAAATGATACTAGAGGATTTACTATCTTTGATACGGACACCCTCACCCATACCCCAATTAACAATCCTTATAAATTATTTTATAATGTATATTATGAAGACACTAATTATAAATTATTTAATGCTACTGAATATAAAAATAAAATTGTAAAAATTATTGTTCGTAAAAAATCTAAACCAAAAGATTTTGATAAGTTTGTTGATAAACTTTATTCTGCAGGTGTCCAAGATTTGAAAATCATTGAAAATTTTGAGATTCATGAAAATGAGAATTTTGAAGTTGATGAAGAGGAAAATACTCTTTCAATTTTGAATCGTTATATTGATGAATCTGAATTTGAATATGATAAAAATATCATTAAAGGTATTTTTCAAGATCTATACAGACAAGCCTGCGAGGTAGAATAGTGTATCTTCTTACAATTAAAGAAAAAAAAGATGAAGGTGCTTATGCTGTTCAAGATAGGTTTGGTGATAAGGTATTATTTCTTTTTGAAGGTGAAGATGATGCTGAAAGATATGCAATAATGTTAAATGAGGACGATAAGTATCAAAAAGAAATGGAAGTGATAGAAGTTGATGATCAGCTTGCCATTAAGACGTGTATGAGGTATAATTACAAGTATTCTATTATTACTCCGAACGACTTTGTGATTCCTCCAAATAATGATAACGTTCAAGAAAATTAAATGGAAGAACTTTCTTTCTACTGGTAATAACTGGACTGAAATAGATTTCTTACAAAATAATACAAACCTAATTATAGGGACTAATGGTTCAGGTAAATCCACTATGCTGGATGCACTTACGTTTGCTCTGTTTAATAAACCATTTCGTAAAATTAATAAATCACAATTAGTTAATACAACAAATGAAAGAGAATGTGTTGTTGAAATTGAATTTAGTGTTAATAGTAGAGAGTATCTTATAAGACGTGGAATAAAGCCAAATATATTTGATATTGAAGTTAATGGTAATCCTCTTCATAGAGAAGCAGATGATCGTGTTAATCAAAAAACTCTTGAATCAAATATTTTAAAAGTAAATTATAAGTCATTTACTCAAATTGTGATTTTGGGTAGTAGTACTTTTGTGCCATTTATGCAATTGGGTACTAGTGTTCGTAGAGAAGTTATTGAAGATCTTTTAGATATTAGAATATTCTCTGCAATGAATTCTCTTATTAAAGATAAAGTTCGTATTGAAAAGGAAAAAACTAAATCTCTAGATCTTAAAAAAGAAAATCTAGGTGATAAAATTACAATGCAAAAAGATTTTATTAAAGAACTTGAAGATCAGGGAAGAACTAATATTGAATCTACTAAGGAAAAAATTAAAGTACTATCTATAGAAGTTGACACACATATAGAACATAATCAACTTAAAGAATCTACTATTTCTGATCTTCTTGAGGAACAAGAAAAGATTACAGGAGCAAGTGAAAAGTTAGTGAAACTTAATAATCTTAAAGGTAAGATTACTCAAAAAGTATCTACGATTACTAAAGAGCATAAGTTTTTCACAGAACATACGGTATGTCCTACTTGTACTCAGGATATAGAAGAAGAGTTTCGTTTAAATAGAATTGCTGACGTTCAAAATAAAGCAAAGGATCTCAAGAAGGGTTTTGAAGATCTGGAAGAGACTATTAAATTAGAACAAGATCGAGAACGTCAGTTTAACAAATTATCAAAGGAGATTACTAAACTCAATAATGGCGTTTCTCAAAACAATACTCGTATTTCTGGATGTCAACGACAAATCAGAGATCTGGAATCGGAAATTCAGAGATTTACCGATCAACTTGCAAACAGAAATACTGAACATGAAAAGCTAAAGGAGTTTAAAACAAATCTTAAAAAGGCATTAGAAGAATTATCTGAGATAAAGGAAGAGATTGTGCATTATGATTTTGCATATTCTTTATTGAAAGATGATGGAGTAAAAACAAAAATTATTAAAAAGTATCTACCATTTATAAATCAGCAGGTAAATAGATACTTACAGTTGATGGATTTTTACATTAACTTCACACTTGATGAAGAATTTAGTGAGACTGTTAAATCACCGATTCACGAAGACTTTTCATATTCTTCATTCAGTGAAGGTGAAAAGATGAGAATTGACCTAGCACTACTCTTTACATGGAGAGAAGTTGCTAGAGTTAAGAACTCTGTGAATACTAATCTTCTCATTCTTGATGAAATCTTTGATAGTTCTCTTGATGGTTTTGGTACTGATGAGTTCCTAAAGATCATTAGATTTGTTGTTAAGGATGCAAATGTATTTGTTATATCCCATAAAGCAGACCTACATGACAAATTTAATAGTGTCACAAGGTTTGATAAAGTTAAGGGATTTAGTCGTATAGTGTCAACACAGCTTGATGAGTAATGACCACACCAAATTGGCAACACAACTCTGGGAAGCCACCCAAACGAAAACTTAAACCACAGGCACTACGTGCTGCAAGAGAAAGACGTAGACAGTTGATAAAGTGTCTACTAAAGACCTCCGATCCTCGTCGGGGGTCTTATAATGTGTACATACACAAGGAACTCAATGGAAGTAGTAAAGCACGAAATTAAATCTCAACTAGCAAAATTACTTGCTACTGAAGATCTTATTGTAGAACATAGATCAGTTGAGACTGCTCAGTTCGATGTTCGTACTAGAGTACTTACATTACCAAATTGGGAAAAAGCAAGCAATGATGTATATGATATGCTTGTAGGACATGAAGTGGGACATGCACTTTATACACCTGATATAGAATGGTTTAAGACGTTACAGATTCCTCCATCATTTGTAAACATTGTAGAGGATGTAAGAATTGAGAAGTTAATGAAGAGAAGATATGCAGGACTTGCCAAAACATTCCGTAGAGGGTATAATGAACTTTCAGATAATGATTTCTTTGAAGTAGATGGTAAAGATCTTGATACTCTCAATCTTGCTGATAGGGTTAATCTATACTTCAAGATTGGTGCGTGGATCGATATATCTTTTTCAGTTTCTGAAACACCGATTGTCAATTTAATTGCAAATGCCGAAACGTTTGATGACACCCTATCCGCAGCAGAAGCGTTATATAATCTCTGCAAGCAAGAGCTTGAGCAAAAGAGAAAGGAAGAGGAGATCAAAATTGAGCAGAATCTTAGTGCCGATCTTCCAGGTAATGGGGATAATTCTTCTAGTGACAGCAACGATGATGAGTCTACCGTTCCTAACTCTAATAGCGATGCTTCTATGGAAGACGGGATTGGTGATGATGATCGTGATATTAGGGTGGCTTCTGGTGGCACTTCTGTAAATTTAGAACCAGAAATTGAAACTGCTGATTCATTAGAAGAAGCTCTTAGAGGTCTTAATAACTTAAATTCTGGTAGTGGTGAAACAAGATATATTGAATTGCCAAAAGTAAATCTAAAAAGTATTATTATACCTAATAATACTATTCATGACAGAATAAATGCTGAGTGGGTAGATCAAGAAAAAGCATGGAAAGAAAGATCATATCATATATCTGAGTCTGATAGTATATTTGATAATGTTGATTCAGATTATTATAAATTCAAAAAATCTGCACAGAAAGAAGTTAATTACCTAGTTAAAGAGTTTGAGTGTAAAAAATCTGCTAGTGCATATGCTCGTGCTACTACTTCTAGAACTGGTATTCTTGATACAACAAAACTTCATACATACAAGTTTAATGAGGATTTATTCAAGAAAGTTACTGTAATTCCTGATGGTAAAAATCATGGATTAGTATTTGTTCTTGATTGGTCAGGATCAATGGCTCCTGTAATGACAGATACTATTAAACAACTTTATAATTTATTATGGTTCTGTAAAAAAGTTAATATACCATTTGATGTATATGCCTTTACTGATAGTTATCCTGCTGATGATGGAATACCAAGATATGCATATGAAAGGAAAGAAGGTTTAGCTCTTGTTTCTGATCATTTTTCTATGATGAATATCTTTACTAGTAGTACAAGAAGTAAAGAATTGGAAGAGCAAATGAAAAATATTTTTCGTATTGCTGCTGCATTTGATCGTAATAGTTACACTTTTTATTCTATTCCATTGGGAATGAATCTTTCTGGAACTCCATTAAATGAAGCAATTATTTCTCTTCATGAAATAATCCCACAGTTTAAGTCTAGACATAACCTTGAAAAGGTACAGTGTGTAATTCTTACAGATGGTGAAAGTGCTCCCTTACATTACAGTAAAGAAGTACATAGAGAATGGGATACAGGTGGATATATGGGAGCTAATGTTGTTTCTAGTAAATGTGTTATAAGAAATCGTAAAACAGGATATACTTATTCTTGTCAACATCTTGGATATTGGGCAGATGTAACTGACCTTTTATTACAAAATATACGTCAGGAACTACCTGAT